AGTAGCCCTTGGCGAGCTTCGTTCGGAAGGAATTCCGAACTTGATAGGCGCCCAGACATGGAGATCTCGAACTCTAAACGCGCGTAATGCGGGTTCTGAGTACTTGAATCACCAGTTTGGGTGGCTACCACTCGTCAATGACATCCAGAAATTCGCCCATGTTGCCAAACACTCTGATGAGATTGTTCAGCAATATGTACGCGACTCTGGAAAGCTACTTCACCGGAAGTACACATTCCCGACTTCCTTTAGCAGGACCGAGAACGTTGAAACTGGGAAATACCCAAGTCCATCGTTCGTGGTTGGCTATTGGAACTCGTCAGGGACGAAGACCACGACCGACGTTGTTCAAACGTCGACGTGGTTTTCAGGCGCCTTTACCTACTACCTGCCTCCGATTGGAAGCTTGAGTAGGGACGCCGCAATAGCGAATAAGCTATTGGGGACGCGGCTAACGCCGGAAGTCGTCTGGAACCTCACTCCCTGGTCCTGGGCCGCCGATTGGTTCACAAACATTGGGGATGTTATCCACAATGTAAGTGCTTTCCAAAACGACGGCCTTGTGATGCCTTACGGCTACATCATGCAGAAACGCAAGGTGCAGCGCACAATCACCCTGTCAGGTGCCCGCACAAAGCGGTTTAACCTGCCTGTTGATTGCCGACAACAGTTCACCACTACGGTGAAACAGCGTCGGAAGGCAACCCCGTATGGGTTCGGGCTTACGTTTGGTGGTCTTTCCACCAGGCAAAAGCTCATCATGGGGAGCCTCGGTTTAACTCGAGGCTCCTCAGGCATGAAGTACCAGTAGACATGCTGGTACTTTGCGCCAACTGCCGCGCGGACTAAATGGCCGTGCGGTTGGGGCAGGTGGGAAACTCCCACCCCTCAGTCAGGAGTAGTTGCCATGTTTGCAGACCCGCAGTCCGTTACCGTCAACTCGGTCGCTCAATCGCTTGCGAGAACGGGATCAGGTATCGATACCGGCATCTTTTCAAAGGATGACGGCTCGTACAAGCTCTCGATCTCGCACGCTTATGGAAAGCGTGCGCGACGAACGATCCGACTTGACGCGAAGAAGACGTCTGCTGATGTGATGGACAGCTCGTTGAACGTTCCATACTCCATGGCGGTTTACGCCGTGGTGGATGTTCCGTTCGTGGGCTACACCATCGCAGAGCAGAAGCTGGTCACTGATGGGTTTTTCGCCTATCTGACCGCGTCTTCCGGTGCCAAGATCACCCAACTTTTGGGTGGTGAGGCGTAACGGAAATACCAACTGCGGGTAGCATGGCTCTGGACTCCGGACCCCTCGAAAGGGAGGCCGAAGTGAAAAGCCAGTTGCTACTTCTGCAATGCGTCCTCGCAGATGCGGGGACGCGGTGTTGCACTAGCACCACTCTGGATTTCAAAACCGTCCAGAGGCGGGTGGAGCACGAGGGGCTCTCGTTTTTGACGATTGCCCTACCGCAATTTGGGAAAGACTTCGAAAAAAGTCTCGCCCAAGGCGCAGTGACGAACACAGTCTTCGCAGGATATGCGAAAACTGGGTGTCTCCCGAAATTTCTCTCGGGTTTCACCGGTCTCGTGTTCTCTCCGGCTAGTGGCCTGCTGCTCGAAGAGCCGTCGGTCGAAGCCATCCAGTGTGTCAGACAGATAACCAATCTGTTTGGCAAGCTGGACATCCCTTGCAGTGATGCTAGGGAGAAGGCGGCTTTCCGGAAGTTCATCGAGTGTGAGCAGGATGTCCGTGAAGCGGATGCCCGTATGGATCATGATGAAATTCATCATCTCCAACGGATCATGACGCTTCTGTTTCGGAAGACGCTCTTACACATGGATCGTTTGATCTATGAGTCTGAGCTTATCCCGAGACACGGCCCAGGAGCTACCGCAGATCGGCTTCGCGGAAACGCGAAGTTCAATCTTCGGCAGTGGACCACACGCTTAGAGGAAGTATTCCTTTCATCGGAATACCTCTTCCCTAGCGTGTCTCACTTTCTTGAAAGTGAGCCGGTGGACATCCTCGAACCCCGGGACGAGTTACCCGTCAGGGTGATCTCGGTTCCCAAGACGCAGAAGACCCCACGAATCATCGCGATCGAACCGACTTGCATGATGTTCATGCAGCAGGCGATCATGATGCCACTCGTGCAGTCCCTTGAAACCAGTGACTCGGTGACAAGGAACTTTGTCGGTTTCCGAAGCCAGAACCTTAATCAGGTTATGGCCAGGATCGGATCCCGTGAGGGATCGCTAGCGACACTCGACTTGAGTGAAGCTTCCGACAGGGTCTCGAATCAGCTCGTACGGGCCGTGTTTGCACCGTACCCCTGGTTTTCCAGAGGTCTCGATGCGACGCGTTCCCGGAAGGCTGATGTACCTGGTTTTGGCGTTCAACGCCTTGCCAAGTACGCATCCATGGG